TATTTCTCTAGTAAATTTGTCTTCGCCTAAATCTAAAACCGCAGCATTTAATCTGTCACTAGAACCCCAATAGGTTTTCCAATCACTTTCTTTAGTGCTACGCCTTTTATTTTTTTTGCCTTTTAGCGGTTGTTTAGTTACTTTAAACTTTGCTAGTTTTTTGCCTATGTATTTCATATCGTTGGTTAGGTTTGTAATCAAGTAAACAAATGCTTCGCAGCCTTCTGGAAGTTCGTCTACTGTCTTGCCTTGATATGTCCAACTACTCATACTATTATGTATTAGTTTGACTAGAAGGTCGACCTCTTTATTGAATTAGTTTTATGCCTGTTAATATATTCGCTTCCAAACATTTTACTAAAGTAATCTGTTGGCCACTTATGTAACCCTTTATCATATTCTTCTACATTATTATACATCTTGAGGAATTCGTCAATTGATTTTTTATTATTAGTTGATTGTATTTCGTGTAATAACTTTTCGTTACGTACTCTACGAATGTATGCTGCTTGTTGTTCTGGAGTTGATTTTTTTGGCCAATCTTCTAAGTCGTCTTTATCCATCCAATTGTTAGCAATATCAATCCAGTTTATATCTGGAAATGCTGAAACATAACCTATTACACTATCCATACAGTTTGAAATGTCGTAATATTTTTGTCTTACAAGTTGTTTGTGATTAAGTTCTTTACCTATGCGTCTCATGTCCTTCCAAAAATGATTGTTACCTCTATTAGAAAGTGTGTAATGAACTGCGGTGTAATCTGCTATGTCTTGAAAATAATGCTTCATTTTTCTATTGTAATAATCTTCATCTAAGTTGCGCTGATGCATCCAAGCAATACGTTTGATACTAGCAATAATACTAACAACAGCATTTGCTTCTAATGGATCTGTAAATGATGCTGCCATTCCAACAGCAAATGTATTGCCTACATTTGGAGTTTTTAATCTTCCTGGCTTCCATTTTAACAATCTTGGCGGCCGAATATTTCTATCACCTATTTCATTTTTCAACCATTCTAATGCTTCGTCGTCAGAAAAATATTCATCACTAAAAATTAGTCCAGTGCCAATACGAGCGTCTAAACAAATTTTAAACTGCCAGCCCATATCTTGCCGAATACTTCTTGTATAGTTTACAAATTCTGAATTCTTGTCTTCGTATCTAATTGGGCATACCCAAGCACTGTTCATAACATTTGCTTTTGTTTGTACAAACTCTGTTGTAAGATGACTAATTAAAAATCTACTAAGTCCTGTACAATCTAACCATATGTCACTAGTAACTTCTGTACCGTCATCCAGTATTACACTTTTAATACCTTCTTTGCCTGTGTTAACTTTTTTGACATGTGCAATAGTTTCAACAACACCATACGGCTTACAAACGTTTTCAATGATCCATGGCGCACATTTTTCAGCGTCGATGTGATAAGCATATGTAGCAGTAGCAGGTATTAAATAGTTTCCGTCATCATCAAACGGCATTTTTTTATCTTTGAGATATTGATAACCTTCTGCGTTATGATGATATACGTCTAAGTCTGGCGCACTGCCGTTTCGATAAACATCTAGCCACACATCAGTTGTCTTAGTTTCAGGCGGAAAGGTACTAGTAACGTTTTTCCAAGTAAAGTCTTTATCAATACCATTACTCCAATGAAACATACGAAGCACGTCAGGACCGTCAGCAGTGTCGGTCCAATCTTCAATGTTGTTGCCGTACTTGAATACTGCACCTGTTTCTCTCATAAAACGTTTTTCATCAACTCCGAGTCCTCTTAACATACCTGGAAGATGCGGTGTAATACTTTCGCCGACGCCCAGTGTTGGAACATTAGGACTATGAATCATTTCAACTTCTGCATCCGGAAACTCTTTTGCTAAGAAACAACTAGACAATGCTCCAGCTAACCCACCACCAACTATTGTAATTTTCATTTATTTTTTTCCTTTTCGGTATTCTATCATATGTTCTTCGTATGTGTTTATGATCTCGTCTTGTCTCTGCTTTGCTAAACTCATCAAGTTTCTTAACTCACGACGAGCAGTACGCTTGGTGCTTTCACTGGGCCTACGTTCAAATGTTTCACTTGCCTTCAAGTAACTTAGTACTGTTTGCATTATCTGATCATGTGTATCATTCATATTTATTCTACAATGTCAATATCGTTTTCATAATTTGTAAAGCCATTTTCTTTAACAACCTTCATAACATGATTGACTCTTCCAATCAACTCGTCCTTGTGCGAAATAAGGAAAACGTTTTTGTTACGCTCTCTACCCATCTTCTTTAGTACAGCAAGTGCAGATTCAACACCAGCAGTGTCCATACCTGAGTCAATAAGTTCATCAATGAACAACAAGTTAACACCTTGATACAATGATTCCCAAACGTCACGGAATGCAAAACTCATACCTAAGATAAGTCTGTTGCGTTCTCCACGTGACAGGTTGTCAAAGTCTAAGTCTTGTCCTAGTTGTGTAATCTCAACACTGAGATCATTTTGAAACTGTACTTGATGTGGCAGTCCTAGCCTGTCGAGATAATATGTAAGTCTGTTGTTGAGGTACAGCAAGTTTTGATCAATAATCTTTTTACGAATAAAACTATCTTTGTTTGTAAGAAGTTTCAACAAAAACTCTTGATGCTCTTTGACTAATGTAAGTTCGTTGATAATGCCCCAGTCAATGGGTTGCAATGCTGTGTTAGTTAAGTCATCTATCTGTGCTTGGTAAGGATCTTCTTCTTGTCCTTTACCTTCCAGTGCCGAACGTAAGTTATCTACATTGTTGCGATGTTCGTATGCTTCTTTGGCACTTTCGTAAAATGTATTAGGCTTACCGTTGATGTCACCAATCTCTTCAAGTGCTTTTAACACACTTGCAAGTTTATCAGCAACTTCTGATTGATACAATATAGCATCAGCAAGTTCCTTGCCTTTGCGTTCAGCAATCTCTGCTTTCTTGTCTGCATGTAGTTCTTGACCACATGTATAACAAGTTGCATCTTCTAGTTCGGCAATCTCTTTCTCTAACTTCTCTACACTTTTAGTAGCACGTTGTAGTGCAGGCTCGAGTGTGCTCAACTCTTTTCTTAAAGAAGTTATTTTGTTGTTGTGTTCATTCCAGTTAGCCAACTTTTCATGTGCATCTAGTTCAACTTCGATATCTAGTTTTTCAAGTTCGTCAATGCCCGCAGACAATTTTTCTTGGTCTTGTCTACTTTTACTTTGCCATGCACGTTGTCTGCCAGCAAGTGTTTCGATGCTCTGTTGAATCTTTTTATTTGCAGCTTCAATAGCATCAATCTTTAATGTTTCTTCTTTGATAACATCTTTTGTTTGTCTTACTTTTTCTTTTAGTGCATCTGCTTTTTCAGTGAGAATAGTAATGCCAAGTAGCTGCTCAATAATAGCACGTTGATCGTTTGCTCTCATACTAAGGAACGGTTCGGTGTAAGTATTAAGTGCAACAACATGTTTAAACATGTCGTGACTCATATCTAGTAATGCACCAATGTCCTCTTGTGTCTTACGACTGTCACCTTGCGACTCGTCGTGCAACTCATCCTTCTGTTCGTGATTGTTTACATAAAACTTTAAAACATTTGGTGAACGACCACGCTCAATACGATATTGATTGCCGGCTCTTTCAAAGTTAAGAGTAACCAACATGCCCTTGCTGTTAGTTTTGTTAATCAAGTTGTTGCGTTTAATGTTTGTAAGTGCTTGACCGTACAGTGCATACGACAACGCATTAATAATTGTTGTCTTACCTGTGCCGTTTCGCGAACCTGTGTCATCGCCACCTTGGTCTAAGTTCTCTCCAAGTACCAGAGTTAACTGTTCTTTATTAAAATCAATTGCCTGGGTAACATTACCCACACTCATGAAGTTTTTTACTGTTAGGTCTTTAATTTTAATCATGTTAGCTCATTATAAATGTCTAGTAAAAGTTTTTTATCGAACGTCTCGGTGTCGATGGCTTGTATTTCTTTGCTTACAATCTGATCTACACTTTCAAACTGTGCAATATCAAGATCGGAATTCATTTCTTCAAGGTGCTTCTGTGGTATAAGTGTAATCTCACGACATTCATATTGCTCCATGAATGTTTCTTTAATGAAACTAGCCTCTTCGTAGCTAATATCAATATCAAGTGTTACTCTCATGTACATGTTTGGTTTGATAAGTGTATCTTTCTCGTCAATCAACTGACTTAGTTTAACTGTACGATACTTAGGACAGTCCGGCCAGTTAATATACAGTGGCTCGGCGTTGTTCTCTTTGTCGAGTACCATCATACCTCGGTCATCGTCCCACGTGTCGGCATAGTTGTGTGGAAACGCATTACCAATGTAATGTACTTTACCTTGCTTCTGGCGTTTGTGGAAATGTCCACTGAACACATACTCTTGGTTCTTAAAGTGTTCAGCTTTTAATTCTCCGTGGTCGGGCATTTGTACCATAGCGTTCATATAAAACGATGGGAGTTCGAAGTGACCAAACAAGTATTTTGCTTTTAACTTTTCAATCTTCTTCCACTCGTCGCCAACTAGCCACGGAACCAGTGCAACATCGTCTTCGACCATCATTTGATCTATTACGGTAATGCCTGGTATGTGCCTTGCAAACTCGGTTGATGAAATATCTCTGTTGTCTTTGTAGTATAAGTCGTGGTTACCAGCAAACATATAGAACTTTTCAAACGCTTTGCCAAGTTTTTCTAATAGTCTAATGGTTGTACCCATAGTTGTAAGGTTAAGACTGTTGCGATTATGATGCCAGTCGCCACAAAACAACCCAGTCTCACACCCATGAGCCTTAGCTTGTTCAATGTACCAGTCGATATAGTCTTCGCAGTCCTGATTATGGACTTTGCTGTTACCTTTCATACCTAAGTGTATGTCAGTAAACACTGCTGCTTTTTTAAACAAGCTATTCTCCATTTCTTGTATATTATAAACTAGATTATTAAAGGATGCAACCTATTTCTTTTCTTCACGCTTAACAGCAGCTTCCCATTCGCCTGCGTGTAGTCTTGTATGCGAAGGATCTAACCCGTTTTGCTCTAAGATGTCGTCGCGAATGTTTTGATTACGTTTTTCGATGTTGATAACACGAACAAAACTGTTAGTAACTGCTGCTGTGTAGTATGCAAACGGATTATCTGACTTAGATTCGTCAAACTGTAAGCCAATCTGTGCTAACTGTAGGATAGCTTGTCCACGCATTTCGTCATTGTATGTATAACCACGAACATTGCCACGAGTAGCATAGCGATCGCACAGTTTCATCCACATACTTGCAAGTGTTCTAGTTGCCATTCCGTGAGTTTTGCTAAAACAACCGTTTTCCATACCACCTTCCCAATGACTTTTGCCTACACATACAAGATTGTCTTCGTCGTCAAACTTATAATGCATAAAGGGAGGAAAGTTTAGCTTGGTTTTATGATCTGCTACTGTTTTTGGGTTCTTTTTACGTCCGGGTTCTTCAGGAATATGGTCAAACGTCATAACACGGAAGATTAGTTCATTCTTTTCCATAGTTCTATAATCTACTTCAAACTCTGCCATCTTTACCTTCTGACCAGCAGCCTTTGCAGCTTCGTAAGCACGAGAACCTAGTAGTTTTGCCTTGTTTCTCTTTGCTTCTGCAATAGTTCTGATGTTGATCTTGCTCACATCCGGCAAGATAATGTCATGATCTGCATATTCTGGCGCAACATAGCTACAAAATGTTGCTTTACTCTTATGAATCTCTTTTAACATGTCTTTATTGTTGAGATAGTTAACTTTTCTGGCCATTTATAGACTCCTTTAATTTATTATAATATACATACATTATTTTGTCAACTAAATACTATGTAGGAGATATAAATGGCCCATAATACTAAACAAAGTGTTCCATCGTACACTGAAAACAACAGACAACAGAATTCGAGACAGGAATCTTATAACAGAAATAACTTTTTAAAGCAAGCTCGGCTTGGAGACTTACTTGCCGGTGCTGAACCTACTGCACAGTCTGTAACTACTGCTCGGTTTGCTCCTACTAACGATGCAGTACCAGACTGGCGTGTTAAAATAAAGGTTCCTTTTATATCAACCTTTAAAAGTAGTGCTATACTAGCACCTTTGTACAACACAGACGGCTTTGCAGTGTTTCCAGTCACTCCTGATATAACAATGTCTACTACAGCCAGCTACGATTCATTAACTCCTACACACAGTAACTATGGATTTCCTCAGTATGTTAACAGTAACCACGAAGATATAACAATTGCTGGACAGTTTCCGGTACAAACAGAAGATGATGGCCAGTATTGGGTGGCTTGTGTACACTTTTTTAGAAGTTTAACAAAGATGTTTTACGGAGAGAGCAGCGAAAAAGGTGCTCCCCCGCCTGTTGTCAAGCTCAGCGGATATGGAGACTATGTTTTAAACAATGTTCCGGTGGTAGTAACTAACTTTAGTTTTGCTTTACCAAATGATGTTGATTATATTAAGGTTAATACAACAAAATACGGCGATTACGCATCTACATACCAAATGGTTCCTACAAATAGCTTATTAAACGTCATAGTCAGACCAACATACAGTAGAAGTAAGATTTCTAGCTTTAATATGGACGAGTTTATTAATGGCAACCTAGCAAATAAAGGATTTATCTAATGGCAACCTATGGAAAAACAAGTCCGTATGCAAATACAAAAGTTTCACCTGCTGGAGAGCTGGATATACTGTCAATAAGACCTATTCCAGCAGAGGATGATGATGTTCTTTATACTATTATGCCGCAATATTCAAATAGACCAGATTTATTAGCACATGACCTGTATGGCAGTAAAAATCTATGGTGGGTGTTTGCACAACGTAACATGGAAACACTAAAAGATCCTGTATTTGACTTTGTAGCAGGCACAGAGATATTTTTACCTAAAAAATCAAAACTTAAACCAGGGTTAGGCATCTAATGGCAATCGAAACCAACAGTTTACATCAGTTTTCTAGTTTTAATACTATTTTTACGCTTTCTTGTTTAACAAGAGATGAAATAGCTGTGCCTAACGAAACTTATAGAGCATATGGTCCGCAAAATGTTATACTTAGAAGCGGAGGAGGCGCAGGCGACAACAAAGTTACTACAGTGTACGAAGATGTTATTGGCGGCAAGCTCGAATACTTTATTGATAACGTTAGTATTGATGCATTGTGTGTTCCAAATACAAAATCTCGCAGTACAAATGCTACATTTGTTACTTTTCAAGTATCTGAACCATATAGCATGGGGTTATTCCTTGAAACATTGCAGATCGCTGCAACTATGAGCGGATATCAGAACTATGCAAACGCTCCTTTTATGTTATCAATGGAGTTTATTGGATATGACGACGATGGTGACGTTATAGTTACTGAATCTGGACTAAATCTACGTAGAGACATTCCTTGTAAACTTACAAATGTAGAGTTTGACGTAGGAGCCGGAGGAACAACGTACCAAGTAGAAGCTCTTCCATGGAATGAGCAAGCATATCTTGATGATGTAGTAGGTATACCAGTTGATGTAGCATTAACTGGTAATAGTATTGAAAAGTTATTACAAAGTGGTGAGCAATCGCTAGTTACTATTATTAATGGCTTCTTCGGTGAGCTCAAAAATGCAAATCAAACAGCAGAAGCAAAGGAATATGTTATTACATTTCCAAACGACATTGCAACAGATGTTAATCCTGCTAGACAAGCAAACACAACCGGCGGCGGAGCTACCACAAAGTCAAATGGCGGTGGCAGAGGCAATGGTATTTTTGGTGCAGTAGCAGCTGGAGTAGTAGGAGGCGTTATAGGCGGCCTTGCAAATGGCAACAGTCTAAAGAACAGTTTTCAGAATAGTGCAGCTGGAGCAGTAGCAGGTGCCTTAGGCGGCTCTTTGGGCAGCATAGGCGGCGCAGCAGGCGGTTTATTAGGTGGACTAGCTGGCGGATTTGATAAAAGTCTTGGAGGAATGCTTACTAACTTTAAAGCAGGAAACGTACAAGGCTTATTTGAAAGTATAAGTGGATTTCTAGGATCTCAAGCCCCACAAAACTTTGAATCCTTCCTAAGTATGATAACAGGACAGATATTAACTAAGAGTTCTATAGGCGATCAGTTGTCAAAAATAGCACAATCTCCTGGTAGTTTAAACCCTATTGGTCAGGCAAGACTTATTGATGGGTTTGAAGAAAGTGGTACAGTACCTATGGCACAAACCGGCCAGGTGTACGACAGTAAAAATAAAGTTTTCACTAGAGCCAAGAATACAATAAGCAATGACGAGCGAGTTTTTAGTTACAGCAAAGGAACTTCGATGGTAAAAATCATCGAAGATGTTATTTTGTCAAGCAGTTGGGGTAAAGAAATAAAAGATCGAGCACCTGATGAAAACGGTATGATTCCAATGTTTAGAATTGATGCAGAATCGTACTTAAAACCTAACTCAACACAAGAAAATGTGTTTGGTACTGATGCAACAGTAACGCATTATAAAGTTGTAGAGTATCTAGTTCATAGTAGTCACTTACAAAATCCAGGGCAAGCTGGTATCTCGTATGCTCCGCTAAGACAGCAAGCAAAAAAAGAATACAACTATATATACTCTGGTGCAAACACTGATATTATTGACTTTGACATAAACTTTAGAGCATCGTTCTTTCAGTTTATTCAACCTGATGTATCTCAAGGCAGTTTAGATGCAAAAACTGGAGGAACACAGTTTAAAGTATTACAACAAACTCCGGAGCAGCTAGGACTAACTATTACCCCGTCTGGATCAAACAGTTTTACAGGATTAGCAACACAAGCGTTTGGTCCTGCAATGAGTACACAAGGATTTGGAGGAGCAGGCATTGACAATAGTAAAATACGATGGGCTAGACAGTTTCATGATCAAATACTAGGAAGTGGTAGTATGGATCTTGTGGAAGTAAGGTTAACAATACTTGGCGATCCGTATTTTATTGTAGACAGCGGAATGGGAAACTGGACAGATGCACCGGGCGATTTAAACAGTACTGCAAATGGACAAATAGATTATCAACGCAGCGAGTCAGATGTTATTTTAAACTTTAGAACACCCATTGACTACGATCCTAACACAGGCGGAATGATATTTCCTGAAGATACAGTACCAGTTACGCAGTTTAGTGGATTGTATAGAGTAACAGCTATTGAAAACCGTATTCAACGAGGAAAGTTTACACAAGAACTTACATTATTAAGACGCAGAGGTCAACCAGAAGATACTAATACTGCTGGAACAAGCGATCAGGCATTTAAAGTTAAAGATGCAGGCCCTGGCGATCAACTAAACACTGGATTTAACTAAGGATATTAAATGGTAAATCAAACAGGACAAATCAAACCAGAACAGTCTAGATCAGTAGACACCGGCCAGTCAACTAGTAATGCCGGACCGTATTTGGCAAGAGTTATTAAACATGCCGATCCTTTATACTTAGGTGCATTAGAAGTTGAGTTGTTAAAGATCAGCGATGCTGGCGGAGCAGGAGAAACACTAGGACAAACTTCTATTGTTTATTATGCAAGTCCGTTTTATGGTGTGACAGGAGCACAACACTTAGGAAAAAACGATAGTTATTCAAACACACAAAAAAGTTATGGCTTTTGGGCAATCCCTCCAGATCCAGGAACGTTAGTATTGTGTACATTTGTTGAAGGAAGCAGAGAGTTTGGATATTGGTTTGGGTGTGTGCCAGAAAGAGGCATGACATTTATGTTACCAGGCGGACAGCCTGCAACAGAACAGCTTACACCAGGAAATATCCCAAAAGAGTTAAAGGGTAAAAAGTTACCAGCCGGTGAATACAATAAAAAAACAACAAAAGCACAAACAAACAATCCTGTAAAATATAAAAGACCAGTTAATGATGATTTTTTAGCACAGTTACAAGAACAAGGTTTAGTTGAAGACGATATTAGAGGTATAACAACTAGTAGTGCTCAGCGTGAGTACCCTAGTGCAGTTATTGGAATCAGTAGTCCTGGACCTGTTGATAAAAGAGGTGGATCTCCACAAGGTAGAATTGGATTAAAAGAAAGTCAAGCAACTGTTCATACTAATCGCTTAGGAAGCAGTAGTTTTGTTATTGACGACGGCGATGATAAACTAATAAGAGAAGGCTCGCCTTCTGATACTCCTTACAAATACCTAAACAAAGAAGCAAGCGAAGCTGGCGGCGATGTTACTAGACCTGCAAACGAAATGATCAGATTTAGAACTAGAACCGGCGCCCAAATAATGATTAATACTAGCGAAGACTTGATTTATATTAATAACAGTCAAGGAACTGCATGGATTGAAATGACCAGCAACGGAAAACTTGACGTTTATGCAAAAGATAGTATTAGTTTTCACACAGAAACAGATTTTAACTTTGTAGCAGACAGAGATATTAACTTTGAAGCTGGTAGAAACATTAATATGATTGTAAATGG